ACTTCACCTACCTGGCGCTGGACGCGGCAGGTCGCGAGTGCTTCCAGACCTTCCGGCGCGAGCTGGAGGAGCTGCAGGCGCGCATGGACCAGGAGCCCCACGCGCACTGGAAGATCTATCCGAACAAGATCTGGCTACAGACAGGCGTGGAGCTCGGCTCGAACCAAAGCCCGTTCAGCGTCTTCAACATCCCGAACAACCAGCAGGCGCTGGCCGCGATCATCGAGCAAGCCAAGCAGTTCGCGGACGAGGAATCGCAGATGCCGCTGATCGCGCAAGGCGACCAGGGCAGCCACGTCACCCAGACCATGGGCGGCATGGCGATGCTGATGAACAGCGCCAATGTCGTGTTCCGCCGCATCGTCAAGAATTGGGACGATGACCTGACCACGCCGTCGATCCGCCGCATCTACGACTGGAACATGCAGTTCAGCCCGAAGGAGGAGATCAAGGGCGACATGAGCGTCGAGGCGCGCGGCACCTCGGTCCTGCTCGTCAAGGAGCTCCAGGCGCAGAACCTGATGCTGCTCGCCCAGGCGTGGACCGTGCATCCCGTGCTGTCGAAGGCGCTGCGGAGCCGCGGTTATCACGCGGCGCGGATGGCGCTGCAGTCGCTCAACATCCCGCCCGACGAGGTGTTCACGTCTGAGACTGATTTCAACCGCCTGATGGACCAGATCGAGGCGAGCGCCGCGGACCAGCAGACGCCCGACGTCATCGCCGCGCAGGCCCGGGTCCAGGCCGCGCAGATCGCGGCCGACAGCCGGAAGGAATCGGATGCGAGCGCCGAGCGCATCGCCCGGCTCAATTACGACCGGGCGATGGTGGAGCTCGCCGAACAGCGCAACATCCAACTCGTCGACCTGCAGGCGATGCTGGCGGGCAAGAAGCTCGACCATGAAAGCAAAGAGCGCAGTCTCGCGGTCGAGGTCGCGGTCGAGCAGCGCAACGCGGAGCGCGCCGAGGCCCGCGGGCTCGAGCCGACAGGCTCCGGCGGCGCCATCTCGATGGGCGCGGAGGCGGCATGACCCAGCCCACCGACTGGACCGAAGTCCGCGCCTGGGCGCTGGCGCGCATCGAGGAACATCGCGACGCGCTGGAAGCGATCGGGCTGACCGACGCGGCCTCGTGCGTGCTGCGCGGACAGATCGCCGAGCTGCGTGCGCTGATCGAGCGCGGCGAGCCGAAACCGGTGCGCGAGCGCGTGCCCCGCACGATCCCGATGACCGCCGGTCCGAAGAGTTATTGACAGGAGCCCCCGCATGAATCATCCTGAAGGTCAAGAGGAGCAGAAGCCGCAGGCCGACGCTCCGAGCGAGTTCGACACGGCCTTTGCCGAGTTCTCGTCCGCTCCCGCCACGCCCCCGGCCGATGCCGGCGACGAAGCGGCGAGCGACCAGGACAAGCAGCCGGAACCGGACCCGCAGCCCGCGCCGCCCGGAGGGGACGGGGCCGGCACCGAGATTGCAGCCGACGACGCGCCACCCGCGCCCTCTGCTGAACAGGCACCCACAGACATCTGGGCGGACGCCCCTGAAGCGCTGAAGGCCGCTTTCGAAGCGGAAGCCGCCCGCGCCAAGGCAGCAGAGCACCGGTTGGCATCCGATAACGGACGGGTCGCCGCGTTGACGCGCCAGTTGGACGAGCTTCGTCGTCAGCCGGCTGCGGGGGGACAGCAGCAGACCGAGACGCCTCCGGGCCTTGAGGATCTGCTCGCATCGGATGAGGTCAAGGCGTTCGAGACGGAATATCCCGACGTCGCCAAGCCAATCCTCAATCTCCTCAAGGCCCAGCAGACCCAGCTCGATCAGCTCCAGGGCACGGCCGCTACCGTAGAGCAGGACCGCCAGAAGGTCTTCCTCAACGAGCAGCTGGGTCTCTACGAGCAGGACCATCCGGATTGGCGCCAATACTCGAGCGACGAGCGCTGGTCCGCGTGGCTTCCCACGCAGCCCCGCCACATCCGGGAAGCCTTCAACCGCAACGTCCAGCACATCGTGGATGCCGCCGAGGCGTCTGACGTCCTGACGCGGTTCAAGCAGCATATCGGCGCCGCCACACCGGCCCCGACATCACCGCCGCCACCGCCCGCGACCCCGACGCCGACCGATGCGAAGCGGCAGAAGCAGCTCGACGCATCGGCCGATGTCCGGACCCGGCAGCCCTCCACCGCGAGCGGACCGCCGGACGAGTTCGGAGCGGCCTTTGCACATTTCGCCCGGAAGGCGAACGCCCGCTGACACTGCCTGACCCGCATCGGACCGAACATCCGAATTGGGGGAAAATGCAATGTCGATGACCACTTACGGCGATATCAGCCAGCGCACCGCCGCCTATGCAGCGGTCGAAATGCTCAAGCATGCCGAGCCCGTCACCATCCTGTCGAAGTTCGGCCAGTCCAAGCCGATCCCGAAGAACAAGTCGGAGCAGGTAAAATTCCGCCGCGCGATTCCTTTCCCGGTGGCGACCGTGCCGCTGCAGGAAGGCGTCACGCCGACCAGCCACAAGATGAGCTACGAGGACGTGCCCGTCACGCTCAAGCAGTGGGGCGATCTCGCCGAGCTGAGCGACAAGATCGCGGACCTGTCCGAGGACCCCGTCCTGAAGGACATGACCTACGAGACCGGTCTCCAGATCGGTGCGACGGTCGAGGCGGTGACCTATGGCGTCATCAAGGCCGGCACCTCGGTGTTCTACGCCAATGGCGCCAACCGGGCCGCGGTCAACACGATCCTCACGCTCAACAAGCAGCGTGCGGTGACCCGCTATCTGGAAGCGCAGAAGGCGAAGATGTTCACCAAGATCCTGTCGGGATCGCCGATGCTCGACACGCATCCGGTCGAGGCGGCCTATATCGCCGTCTGTCACACCGATTGCAGCGCCGACATCCGCAATCTGGCGGGCTTCGTGCCGGTCGCCAAATACGGCCAGCGTCAGCCGATCCACGAGCGCGAGCTCGGTTCGGTCGACAATGTCCGCTACGTCACGTCGCCCGACCTGGCGCCGTTCACCGATGCAGGCGGCGCGCCCGGCGGTACGGTTGTCAGCACCGGCGGCTCGGCGGCCGACGTCTATCCGATCCTGTACCTCGGGATGGACGCCTATGGCCTGTGCCCGCTGCGGGGACAGGAAGCGGTGCAACCCTCGGTCCTCAACCCGAACACGATCAGCAAGGCCGATCCGCTCGGCCAGCGCGGATTCGTGGGCTGGAAGACCTGGTTCAACGCGGTCCGCCTCAACGAGACGTGGATGGCCCGGCTCGAGGTCGGCGTCACCAAGCTGCTCTGATCCTGACGAGGGGGCTCGCGCCCCCTCCGACGGCTCGGACCAATCGCAGGAACCGGCTCCGCCGCCTGCAACGGGAGATTTCCAATGAGTGCACCGAACTTCAAATGCGGCACCGTCACCGGCACGGGTGCTGCCATCAACATCTCGCTCGGCTTCGTCCCCGATTATGTGAAGGTGTTCAACATCACCGACGCGGATCAGGTCGACGAGTGGATGACCGGCATGGCGGCCGGCACGTCGATCCAGACCAATACCGCGGTCGCGACGCGCGCCACCAACGGCATCAGCACCTATGCCGGCGACGCGAGCAATCCGAAGGGTTTCACGATCGGCTCGGGCATCTCCGAGAGCGCCAAGGTGCTCGGCTGGATCGCCATGCGCGGCGGCCAGGGCACCTAAGCCCAGATCGAGCCCACCACCACGTTCCCCCGCCTTTTTCTGACGGAGAAGTCCCATGGAAGAGCCTGCCGCGACCACCGATGCACAGCCTGAAGACGCCACCTTCGCCACGATCGTCGTGGCCGGCGACCGGGCGCAGACGCCGCTGCGCGTCACGGTCCAGGGTATCACGACCCGGATCCCATTCAATTCGGAGCATGCAGTGTCGCCCGAAGTGCTCGAAGCGCTTCGCAACAGCGACACCATTTTCGAGATCATCTCCCGGCACGGCGTGGTCGCGGATGCTGGTGAGATGAACGACGCCGCCGCTGCGGGGGGAACGGGCGGCGGCGTCGTACCTGATACGATCGAGGGTACCGAAGGCTCCGCGATCACAGATGACGTTACGGCAGAACCTGCCGGACCGAGCAAGGATCACGCCGAGCTGCTCTTGCTCCTAGACGGCAATGTCAAGGCAGTCGCCAACGGCCTCGCCGGCCGAACCGCCGACGAACTGGCCGCGCTGCTGGCCGCCGAACAGGGCGGCAAGACGCGCGCCACCGTGATTGCCGCGATCGAAGCCGCCATTGCCGCCCTCGCCCCCACCGAGACCGAAGCGCCCGTAGCGGGCTGAACAGGAGACCGTCCCCCATGTCGATGAAGAAGAAGCCGATCGCCGACGCGACGCACAATGAGCTGGTCGACTATGCGAAAACCGTGCTGGGCCTCGAGATCAAGAACGGCACGCAGACCGGCCATGTCCTCGCCAAGATCAGGCAGGCGCAGCCCGACATCACCGAAATCCTCTATGTCGAGCAGCCGGCCTCGGCGCCCGTGCCCGTCGCGGCGCAGCCGATCGCGCGGACCAATGAGGCATTGATCGCGGAGACCGAGGCCAAGGTCGCTGTATCGGGTGAACTCGGCACCGGGCCGGAGCACGACCCGATGGTCATGATCCAGATCCCGAAGACGGGCGAGCCCGGTGGTGACCGCGACGTGCCGGTCAGCGTGAACGGGCGTCAGTGGATATTGCAGCGCGACCGGAAGATCGAGGTGCCGCTGCGCGTCGTCGAGGCGATGCAGTCGGCGATGCAGACGCTGTACGAGCAGAAGCAGGGCGGCAGTGCGGTCGAGCGGCCCGAAACCGTGTCGCGCGACGTGCTCTCGTACAACTTCAACATCCTGCGCTATCCGAGCGAGCCCGAGATCGCTGCATGGCGCGCTCGGACCGACGCCGCCTTCAACCCCTGATCGACTGACGGGGGGCCGACATGAACTTCAAGGAGATCTGCCAGCGGGTCGAGATCGAGAGCGGTACGGTCGACGTATCGGCGCTGCTTTCGACCGTCGTCGGCCAGACCTCGCGCAAGCTCAAGGTCGTCGGCTGGGTGCAGGCTGCGTGGCAGATCGTCCAGGGCGCGCGCACCGACTGGCGATTCATGCGCCGCGAATATGGCCAGATACTTCAGGCCGGCAAGGGTAGCTATACCGGGGCGGACCTGAGCGTGCCGCGCTTCTCGATGTGGCTGCGCGACCAGCGCGATTATCGACCGCACAGCATCTACGACCCGGACATCGGCGCCACCGACCTGACGCCGCTGTCCGAGATCAGCTGGAACCGTTGGCGCGACGAGTTCGGCCGCGGTGCCCAGACGGCGGGACGGCCCCAGGTCTATGCGATCAGCCCGGACGATCGCATCTGTCTCGGACCCGTACCGGACAAGGCATATCGGCTCGAGGGCGAATATCTGCGCGAGTTCCAATCGCTCGCCGCGGACAGTGACGTGCCGGAGATCCCGGCCACCCATCATCTCGTCATCGTCTGGCGCGCGCTGATGCTGCTCGCGGATCATGACGAGGCGGACAAGGCGCTATCCTCCGCGACGGCGAAGTTCATCACCGCCATGGAAAAGCTCGAGCGCGACCAGGTCGACCGTCCGCGCATCGGTCGCGGGCCGCCGATCGCATGACGCAGATACCGGCCTCCTTCGCCGTCGGCGGCGGGCTGGACCTGGTCAGTGCGGCGCTCACCATCCCGCAAGGCCGGCTCCGCAGCGCGCTGAACTATGAGGCGGTCCCGACCGGCTATGCACGCCTTGCTGGCTATGAGCGGTTCGATGGCCGTGCGAAGCCGTCCGAGGCCGTCGCCTTTGTGCTCGGCTTCGGCGCGGGCGCCACCGCGATCGTCGCCGGCAACATCCTGACCGGAGCGACATCCGGGGCGACGGCGCGAGTGCTGCTCGATGTCGTGCCGGACAGCGGAAGCTGGGCGGATGACGACGCGGCGGGGCAGGTCTTCATCGTGCCGCAGACCGGCACCTTCACCGTGGGCGAGGATCTGCAGGTCAGTGCCTCGACCGTGGCGGAACTGTCGGCGCTGCCGGTGCCGGCGAGCGAGGATGATCCGAGTTATCGCGCCGCCACGATCGCGGCCCAGCAGCTGCGCCGGACCCTGATCGCCGCCGTGCCAGGCAGTGGCCCGGTGCGCGGGATCGGCGACCTTGGCGGGCAGCTCTACGCATTCCGCGACAATGTCGGGGCGACGGCGGGCACGCTGTGGAAGGCGACCGCATCGGGGTGGACCGCGGTCGCGCTCGGGCGCGAGCTCAACTTCACGTCCGGGCTGGTCGAGATCAGCGAAGGCCAGACCGTGCTCGGTGCTACGAGCGGCGCGACCGCCGTGGTGCGACGGATCGTCAAGATGTCGGGCAACTGGGGTTCCAATGCGGCCGGCTATATGGTCTTCACCTCGCAGACCGGCACGTTCGTCGCCGAGACGCTGAAGGTCGGGGCGACGAACGTCGCCACGATCGGCGGCAACAGCACGGCTATCGCGCTCCCGGCCGGTGGCACGTACCGCTGCAAGGCCCATAATTTCTACGGCGCGAGCAATCTGCGCCGGATGTACGGGGTCAACGGGGTCGGGCGCGGCTTCGAGTTCGACGGCACGGTCTTCTGCCCGATCCGCACCGGCATGGTCGCGGACGCGCCGAACCATCTCGCGACGTTCCAGCAGCATCTGTTCTTCAGCTTCCCCGGCGGCTCGGTCCAGCACAGCGCGCCCGGCACCCCACTGATCTGGGATCTCGTGCTCGGTGCCGAGGAAATGGGCATGGGCGCCGATGTCACCGATATGATCGAGAACACATCGACCGCGCTCGCGATCTTCACGCTCGAAAGCGTCGGCATCCTGACCGGCACGAACCAGGACGATTTCGTGCTGACCACACTGACCGATGACGCGGGTGCCGTCGCCGGCGCCAGCGGCGGAACGGCCCAGAATGTCGGCAAGGTCGTTTACATGGACATGCGCGGGCTGCGCAGCCTGGTCGCGACCCAAGCCTTCGGCAATTTCGGTGCCGGCCTGCTGAGCCAGTTGGTCCAGCCTTATTTCAACGCGCGGATCGGGACGGCGCCGGCCGGATCGATGGCGTGCAAGTCCAAGTCGCAATATCGGTTGTTCTGGCCCGACGGCACCGGGCTCTACGTCCATATGGCGCCAAAAGACCCGGAGTTTACGCCGGTCGATCTGGCCATCGCCATTACGTGCACGCACCGCTGCGAGATCGCGGGTCGCGAGGTTCTGCTCGTCGGATCCGATGACGGTTTCGTCTATCAGCTCGACAGCGGCACGAGCTTCGACGGCGAGCCGGTCGAGGGCTTCATCCAGTTACCGAACAACGCGCTCGGCACGCCGCAGATCGAGAAGCGCTTCCATAGCGTCGATGTCGGCGTAATCAGCGAGGAGCCGTCAGAATTCGGGGTCGTGGTCGACTTCGGCGGCGATGCGGAGAATGCGCCGACCGCGCTGATCCCGATGACGGCGGTCGGGGCCGCTGGCCTCTGGGACGCCTCGCTCTGGGACAGCTTCTTCTGGTCGGTCCCGGCCGACGGCATCATCTCGGCACCGATCGATGGTCTCGGCACCCGCGCCGCGCTGATCGTCGCGAGCCGCGGCGACGCGCTGACGCCGCCCCACACGCTCCAGACCTACACCCTGTTCACCTCGAAACGGAGGCTTGTGCGGCGATGAGCCTGACGCGCTTTTTCACCAAAGTCGCTATCGTTCCGTTCACCCGGGCACGCGCATCGAAGGTCGACGAGAATCTCGACGCAGTTGATGCCGGCTTCCAGGGCGTGGCCGGGGAGATCGACGCGATCGTGGCGGCGCTGGGCAGTTCGGGTGGATCCGGGACGTCGGCTACCAGCTCGAGCACGCTGACGGTCAGCGGGGCGGCCGATGGATCGGTCACCAAGACACTGATCGTAGAGGCCGGCAAATTCTTCCAGTCCGGCCAGTGGGTCACGATTTCGCAGGCGGGTTCCCCGGGCAACCAGATGCAGTGCCGGGTCGAGACCTATGACGATTCGAACGGCGACATGCTCGTGAAGTCATTCCGGGCGACGGGCTCGGGCACCGCTTCGTCCTGGGTTGTCGCGCTCGGCACGCCTTATGACGACAGCGTCCTCTACCGCGCGGGCGGCGTGATGACCGGTCCGATCACCGGCATCACGTCCGATTCGACGGTGAAGGATGCGGGGGCCGCCGAGCACCCGATCGGATTCCGCGATCTCCCGGCCAATCCGCAGACAGCCGCCTATATCATCGCCGCTTCAGACCTCAGCAAAATCGTGCCCATCACGACCGGTGGCGTGACGGTGCCGCGCAATGCCGATGTGCCCATCCCGGTCAACTTCATCTGCTCGATCTACAACGACAGCGGCTCAGACCAGACCATTACGCAGGGCACGAGCGTCACGCTGCGCCTCGTCGCCACATCGCTGACTGGAAACCGTACACTGCGCGCGCGCGGGCTCGCTACGCTCTGGAAAAAGGCGACCGACGAGTGGGTCATCAGCGGGCCCGGCGTCGTCTGATGAGCGCGATCCAACATATGATGCTCAGCGGTGGCGTGGGCGGGGCGACGCTTGTCGCGAGCGGCGTCGTCAGCGGGACCGGCAATGCTTCGCTCAGCTATTCGCCGGTGCTCTCCAGCATCGGGGTTCAGGCAGGCGATTTCGGGCTCATCCTCGGGACCGACAATACGGGCTCCCCCGTCAGCGGCGGCGGTGCATGGACCTCGATCACGAGCTATCAAACGGGCCGCCTCCTGACCGACGCCGATATCGCGAGCAGCGGCCGCATCGGGTGTCAGAACGGCTCCTGGGCCTACGCTTTCTACCGCGGCCCGCGTTCGGCCGTTCAGGTCGACCACGATGTCGAGAGCGGCGGCGCCGCCACGGCGACGATCCCCGGCTTCGCGAAACACAGTAGCCATGTCGGCCTAGTCGCCACCGCGCGCCATTATATCGCGGGGAGCGGCGGTACCCCAGGTCTGCCGACGACGCCGGCGACATGGATCTCGCGCCATGTCTTCGGCGACCTTCCCGGCAACGCCCGATACCGGATCGCCGACCGGCTTTCGCCGGCGAACGCGCTCTATGTCGATGGCACCGACATCCAGTGGACGACCTACTTCGGAAGCCAACCGGCCGAAGGCGACGAGATTTGGATTTTGGAGTTGCGCTTGTGACCGGCTCTCCCCCTGCGCCGCTCGCCGCTCGCCTGCTCCGTGAAGTTATCGCGAGGATTGCGGGGGAAGTGCCATGGATCAGATAGTTGCGGGGCTGGCGCAGGCCGGATCGATGGGCCTCTTCGTCGCCTATATGATCTGGGACAAGTGCAAGGAGCGGGAAGCGCAAAAGGAGCGCATCGAGGCCGACAAGGTGCTCGCGAGCGCGCTGACCGCGCTGACGATCGCGATCAATGCGAGGGTTGCCTGATGTGCGCCCGCCGCGCCGCCACCAGCGCGCTTGCTGCGGCAGCAGAGGCGCTGCGCGTGGCCTGCTGCTCCGCAAGCGATCTGGGCTGCAACCTCAACTTGGCGTTCCCCCCGCCGGCAGAGGGCGAGTGCAGTTTTTCCGAGCTGTTGGCTCGGATCGACCGACCAGGGGGGAAAGATGCAGCTAAGCCAGAATTTCAGCCTCGCTGAGCTGACGCGCAGCGATACGGCGGCGCGCTATGCGCTCGCCAACGTGCCGGATGCCGCGGGAATCGCGAAGCTGCGGCTCGTGTGCGAGCATGTCCTCGAGCCGGTGCGCGCCCATTTCGGTCGCCCCGTCCATGTCAATTCCGGCTACCGCTCGCCGGCCGTGAACGCCAAGGTGCCGGGATCGTCAAACACGTCGCAGCACACATTGTGCGAAGCCGTCGATTTCGAGGTCACCGGGGTCAGCAACGACGATGTCGCGAAATGGATCGCGGGCGGCGGCCTGGTGCTCGGATTCGATCAGCTGATCCGCGAGTTCAGGGTCGAGGGCGATCCGGCATCGGGCTGGGTGCATTGCTCGTGGAGCGCTGCACGGCGGCGGCGCGAGGTGCTGACCGCGGCGCGGGTGCGCAAGCTGGGCATGCTGCGAACTGTCTATTCGAGCGGGCTGGTGCTGCAATGATCCCGGTCTATCAGACCATGACCGTCTCCAACGATGGGTGCGGCAACTGCTTCAACGCATGTGTCGCGTCGATCCTCGAGCTGCCGCTTCGCGAGGTGTGCGACACCCTGCCGCGAGACACGCCGTATTGGAGCGCTTGGCGCAATTGGCTGGCGACGATTGGGCTCGATCTCGCGAACTATCCCGCAGACGACCCGCCCAAGGGCTGGTCCATCGCTCGCGGCCCCGGGTTCCGCATCTATCCGGAAGGTCACGAGCTGTCCGGCCAACCGATCAGCCACGCCACCGTCGCCTTCAATGGCGAGGTACTCCACGACCCGTTCCCCGGCGGGACCGGCTTGAAGGAGGTCAATGGATATTGGGCTCTTGAGCCCATGAAGACGGGGGACGATCCATGCTGAAATATCTCTGCCGCCGGCTTGAAGAGCGCTCGACCTGGGCGGGACTCAGCGCCGCAGCCGCCGCCGGCCTGGGCGCGCTCGCCAGTGTCTCGGGCGTCTCGCCGTGGATCATCAACTCGCTGGCCGGGCTGGTCGCGGTCGGCGGGCTGGTCGCCGCGATCCTGCCGTCGCGGCCGGGTGCCGAGCAATGAACGCCGACGATGTCCTCGACGCGCTGCCGCAGGCGCGAGGGGCCCGCTTGGCCGCAATCGGTGTCGCGGCGCTCGTAGCCCTGCTGCTGATCGGCTTCCTCGCATGGTGGCTCCTGATCCGTCCGCGCGCCGCGCAGGTCGCCGCGGCCACCGCCCGTGTGGAGGCCGCCACTGCCGCCGGAACCGCCGAGGTCGCGAAGGGCACGCTCGGCATCACCCTCGACGTCAACCAGCGCAATGCCGCGGTCGACATCACCACAGCGGAGAACGCCCGTGTCATTCTATCGTCGCCTGGCGCCAGCACTTCGATTGGCGCTGATCTTGATCGCGCTGGCCGCTCTGCCGTCTGCCTGCGCGCCGCCTATCAATATCAGCCAGAGTGCGCTGCCCTGCGACGAGATGGTCGAGGCGAGCGGGCTGCTGACGGAGACGCCCGGAGCGGCCCTGCCGGGGAATGACAGCGCGGGCGAATGGATCGCGTTCGCCGATCGCCAGACCGGACAGCTCGACAAGGCGAACAACGACAAGGCCGGCACGCGCGGCATACTGAAGCTGTGCCGGGCCTGGCAGGACAAGGCGGCAGCCGCCGCGCGCCCGAAGAAGTGGTGGTTCTGGTGAATGCTGTGGCGGTGATGATCCTTTCAACCGCGCTCTTCCTCGGTGTGCCGATCGGTCTGCATTTCATCCAGCGTCCGCCCCGGCTGCCGCGCGACGTGACCGGCCCCCTGCCTCCGATCGCCGTGATCGAGGCGCATATCGACGGGCTGAAAGGCTCGATCGACGACGGCGATAGCGCTGCGCAGCGTGCCGAGACCCGCCGGAATCTCAGGAAATGGCGGCGCATGTTGCGCGTCGCCAAGCACATGGAGCGGTCATGAGCAGGTTCATCGAGCGCGGCACCGTCGAGAAGTTGGTGCCGAAGCAACGGCGCAGCGCGCGCAACCTACGGATCTGGCGCATCGGCGGCAGGATCGTGTTCGAATATGAGTGGGAGGGCGTCACCAAGCGGATCTCGCTCGGCATCGGCGGCTATGTTGATCTGGCGAGCACGAACTGGTTCTTCCGGTTCCTGATCGACCTGTTCACCGGCGGCATGGCGCGCCGCGCCTTTGCGCTCCACGACATCGGGTGCCAGTGCCATGATCTCGACAAGCGCGAGGTCGACCACATCCTAAACGAGGCGATGCGCGCCGCCGAGGTGCCGGGCTGGATGCGCGAGCGGATCTATGCGTCGGTGCGGGGCAGCGAGATCCGCAACAACTGGCCGCAGCCGGAGTACAAGCCTGTCCTGCGCGAGGACGGGTTGCCGGGGATGTTCGCTGAGGTCACGGTGGAGGTCGTCGAGGCGGAATAGAAAGGGCCGCCCCGAAGGACGGCCCTTTATTACCGCTGCCCGCTTTAGGGCGAGCGCTACTTAAACGTTACGGTCGGCCGATCGTCGCCGCACGCCGGCTTCATGGCGAAGGCCATGGAGCAGCGATGCATCGAGCGAAGAGCCGGGCGCATCGAGGGCCAGCGCCGGGCCGTCGAACGAGAACATCGGCTTGGCCGAGGGGCTGATCATCGACAGGACATGGTCGAGTCCTCGATCGAACGCCGAGGCGATAGATCGACCGACGTCGATCACCGCGAGACAGATCAGACTGAGAAGAGAGATTAGGTGAATTCGGCGCATTGGACGTCTCCCGCTGTTGGCGGCCTGCCTTTCGGGTGCGCTCTCCTAGCTGAGCTACAGCGGGACCGATGGAACCGCTGGCCGGGGTTTCGCCGGCGACCTCACCCTACTCGACAGTTTCGTCTGCCAGTCCGAACCGCGCGAATCTCAGACGAGGGCCAGCACGGATCGCAGTCACCTCGAATTGCCCGACGCATAGGCATCATCGGGCGGCCATATCCTGCGCCAGTGACGGACCCTCGCGAGGCGACCCGTATTCTTTGCGCTGCCTATCGGCCGGATCGGTGGCGGGGACAGGATTTGAACCTGTGACCTTCAGGTTATGAGCCTGACGAGCTACCGGGCTGCTCCACCCCACGTCGATGGTCAAGATATCCTATAAGGAGATTATGTCGTCAACACTGAAACGAATTTCGGCCGTTTCACGTGAAATCTATCGGTATGTGATTTTAGGTGCGCATGACCCGTTCACTGGATGGTTGATTTATGCCAGAGTGCGCGCGGGGGAATGCTCATGTCGCTACCGAAGCCGAAAGCTGCCACCGGGCCGTTGCCAGGGGATGACGATTACGGCGTCGTGCCGAAAGCGACCGGGACGGTCCAGACGGCGGGCCCAGCGGTGCCCAAGGCGACACAGCCCACCGGCATGGGCACTGCGGTAGCGGGGCTCAGCGCGGATGGGACATGGACCCCGCAGAGCGAGAGCGTCGGCGACCGCGTCGCGACGCTCACCTCCCAAGATAGCCAGCTGATGCAACAGGCGCGCGGCATGGGCATGAAGCAGGCGGCTTCGCGCGGTCTCCTCAATTCGACGATGGCGGCGCGCGCTGGGGAATCGGCCGCGATCAGTGCCGCGACCCCGATTGCCAGCCAGGAAGCCGCGCAGATCGCGGACAAGAACAACGCTCTCGTCGCCGGCAAGCAACAGCGCGATCTGGCGGCGCAGCAGGCGGAGGCCGAGCGGGCGAGATCCCTCGAGCTGCAGACGCTCTCCGGCAAGCAGGCCAGCGAGCTCGCCACTCAGAACGCGGCCACCGAGAAAGAGCTGACCAAGATCAAGACCGATGCGGATTGGAAGACGGCGCAGCTCGCGGCCGACACCAACCTCAAGACTGCGGCGACGACCGCGGCCGCGCAGATGGTGGCGGGTTATAACGACACGTTCAGCGCGATCATGCAGAACACGAAGCTGAAGGCCGATGCCCGCTCGAACTATTTGACCAGCCTGCAGAACAGCACGAAGGCAGGCTTCAACCTGATCAACCAGACGACGGGTGCCAACCTGCAATGGGGCACGCCGCAGACCGCGCCGCTCCCGCCAGGGCCGACGACAACCGGTCTCGGCGGCATGATTGATTACGCGCGGTCTCAGCCATGATCCGGCGCGCGGCCTTCGGCGACATCCCGCGCCTGGTCGAACTGGTGCACGAGATGCACGGGTTGAGCCGCTATGCGGGTGCGTCGATCGATGACAAGCATCTGAGGGCGGTCTTCTTCCAGTCGATCCAGAAACAGGGCGGACTCGCGATCGTCATGGTCGCGGAGCGCGAAGGCGTCGTCGAGGGCTTCATCGTCGGCGTTCTCAACCGGCTTTACGACATCATGGAGCAGTTCGAGGCATCGGACTGGATGTATTACGCCAGCGAACGGGCCGCGCCACGCGACGCCAGCAGGCTCCTCGATGCCGTCATCGCGTGGGCCGATGCCGATCCTCGCGTGACGGTCCAGCGCTACGCCGTCACTGACGCGATCAGCGACTTCCGCCGCACCGGCAAACTCTTCGAGCGCCGTGGCTTCCGCCAGGCCGGCGCCGTGTTCGAACGCATCCGGGGGGATGGAGAATGAGCGGTTTGTTCAAGGGGATCGGCAAGATCTTCAAGAAGGTCGCAAAGGTCGTGAAGAAGATCGCGCTTCCGGTCCTCGCGATCGGTGCCGTCGTCCTCACGGGCGGGGCTGCGCTAGGTCTGTTGCCTGCGGTCGGCTCGGTGGTCGGAGGGTTGGGACTGTCAGCAGGCCTCACATCCGCCCTCACGACGGCGGTCACAACCGCCGGCATAGGCGGAGCGATCGGCTTCGCGGCGTCCGGCGGCAAGCTCAAGGGCCTGACCAAAGGCGCGATCGTCGGCGGACTGACCGGCGGCGTGCTCGGCGCGACAGGCGTCATGGCGGCGAACGCAGGTGCGGGCGGCGCGATGAACCTCGGTCTCGGCCAAGCCGCAGCGGCAGCACCTGCCGCGGGATCGACCGTCGCACCGGTTGCGAGCGCGGCCGAGGCGGCGGCCGGAGCGGCGGCTCCCGTTGCCAGCGCTGCGGCACCCGCAGGTCTCGGTGCAGCATCGGCCGCCGCGGCGCCACTGTCTGTCACTGCCGCGACGCCGCTCACGCTCGGCGCGGCGCCCAGTCTCGGCACGATCGCTACTCCATCTCTGGCAGGTGCAGGCGGTGGCGGCGGGCTGCTCGGCGGCGGGCTTGCGAAGGGCGCGCTCATCATGGGGCTCGGCCAGGGCGTGATGGGCATGGCCGAAGCGGCGGATCGCAAGAAGGCGGAGCGCAGAATTTCGGATTCCTACAGCGGCACGCAGGGCCTGTGGATGAACCCTGAAGGGCCGAACATGGGCAATTTCGTCTACGATCCGGACCAGAAGCGGATCGTGCAGCAGCCGGTAGCGAGGGCCTGACATGGCGACGATGGGAATGGGCATGGGGCAGGCCACAATGGCGGAGCAGGCCGGGATGCGGCAGGCTCCGCCCGAACCCGATGACGAGCAGTCCAATGTGTCGCCGGAGGAGCAGGCGGCTTACGACCAGTTCGTCAGCAACGGGATGGAGATCATATATCCCGGTGAGGGCGAGGAAAAGGTCGCGCCGTCCATCCTGGAATCGCTCCAGGCGAGCGGCGAGCCGATCCAGGACCTCGCGATGACGGCCGCGTCGCTGATCACCGGACTGATCGAGAACGCGGCGAACGCCGGCCACAAGCTCGACCCCGAGATCGTGTATCAGGGCGGTGTCGAGTTGATCGAGCAGCTTGCCGATGTCGCGGAGGCTGCCAAAATCCACGACTATAGCGATAAGGAAATGGAATCGGCGCTCTATAACGCTGCCGACCAGATCATCAAGACGAACCCCGGCGGCATCATCGACCAGCAGGCTGCCGGGCAGGATTTCGAAGCGATCGTCGAGGCTGACCGCGATGGCTCTCTGGAACAGGCGGTGCCGCAGATCGGCCAATATGCTCGCAGCGCCGGTGGCGAGGAGCAGCGCTGATGGGCGGTCTCGGATATCTCGTCGGCGGCTTGGCTCAGGGTCTGGGTCAGGGCATGGTCCAACAGGCGCAATTCGACATGGCCGCTCAGGCCGACGATCGCCGTGCAGCACTACAGGCCCGACGCGACGCCGCGCTCGAGGAGATGCGCGCGCAGCGCGAGGACGCTCGGTTCGACAAGCAGAGCGCGTTCACCGCCGCCGAAAGCGAGAAAGATCGCACGATCCGTCGCGAGGAATCGGAGGCGGATCGCAAGTTCCGCGCCCAAGAGGCGGAGAAGGAGCGCAAGCAACGCGCTGCTGATAATGCGGCCGATCGCGCCGAGCGGTCGGCAGATCGAGGCGAACGCCGCGCCGAGCGCATCGAGGCGCGCGGTGAAGCGGCCAAGTCCCGAAGCGCCGCCGAGGACCGCCAGCTCTCGCAGGACGTCATTTCCCGCTTCACCACGAAGCAGCCGATCCTCGACGAGTATAATCAGCCGACTGGAAAATTCGTCGAGCGAACCGACTGGGAGAAGGCTAATTCCCGGCTGAAGACGCTGGGCCTCGACCAGTACGGCCGGCGCGGGCCGCAGCTCGCACCGCTACCATCTGCCGCACCCCGAAGGCCGCCAGCGCAGAACCGCCCGCCCCTCTCCGCTTTCCAGAGGTGAGGCATGGGCTTCGACATCCAAGCCGCGCGCGCCGCAGGCTATAACGACGACGAGATCGCCGACTACCTGGCTCAGCAGGGCAAGTTCGATATCGGTGCGGCACGCAAGGCGGGGTACAGCAGCAACGAAATCATCTCGCATCTGGCCCCGCCTGCGACCGAGAAAGGCACCGGCATCGTCAACGCCTTCAAGGCGGGCGTCGATGACATGCAGGGCGCGCTCTATGCGGGGACCGAGGCGGTCGGCGAAGCCGTCGGCTCGAAGGGTCTTGCCGCCTGGGGCAAAGAGGGCCGCGAGCGTAACGCTGCGGAGGCGGCGAAGTACGGCACGCCGCTCAGCCTGCAGGATATCGACGGCGTCGGATCCGCTGCGCGCTGGGCCGCCGAGGGTGTGGCGCGGACGACCCCGTCGATTGCCGGAGCCGTTGGAGGCGCCGCGCTCGGTGCACTCGCGGCTCCCGCTGTAGGTGTCGGCGCCGGCGTCGGTGCAGCCGCCGGCGGTCTCGCGGTTGCGTTGCCCCAAGGCGTCGGCCAGGTCCAGCAGTCGGCGAAGGAGAAGGATCCGAACGCGGAGGCGAACGCATGGACCTTTGGCGGCGGCGCCGCGGTCGCAGCGCTCGACACAGTCCTGCCGGGCAAGATCGGCGGCAAGCTGGTTGCGCGGTTCGGCGTGGAGGCGGCCGAGCAGATCGCCAGCAAGGCGATGGGCAAGATTGCCACTATCGGCATGGATGCCGGCACAGAGGGTGCGACCGAGGCAGTGCAGCAGGCTATCCAAGAGGTCGCAGCGGGCGAGGCGTCGGGCAAGGGCGCTGACTGGGAGAATCTGCCCCGCGACATGCTGGAAGCTGGCGCGCTCGGCGCGGTCGCCGGTGGCGCTTTCGGCGGCGTCGACGCGGCGCTGCACCGCACCGCACGTGTCAACGAGCGCGGCAACATCGAGGCGGATATCGCACCCCGCGCCGATGAGGCTCCGCAGACCGTCGAGCTGACGCCCGATGACCTTTCGTCGCCCCTCCCCGACGACCTGATCGCGCTCGGCAAGGCGACGATCCAGGGCGCGGAGCAGCCCTATACCGGCCCGCGCTTCAAGGATGCCGGCGAGCTGGCGACGCTGCGCGGCCTGTACCCAGACAAAGCTGACCTGACCGACGAACAGTTCCTCGACTGGTTCGGGAAGTCGCGCGCGGAGCCGGGTGTCGCGACGATCGATGACGGCATGTCCCAAATTTCTGCGCCGATTGAGGCGCCGGCCGCAGTGCCGACCGAACGCGAGGCCGTCTATGACGAGAAGGAACTCGACAAGCAGATCGGATGGTTCGACCGCAACACTGGCGCCTTCTCTCCCCTCGATGTCGCGGCAGCCCCGGCCGCTGATCTGGCGGCAGATGTGCCAGATCCAACGAGCGGTGTGCCTGCCGCTCTCGAGTTCACTCCCCCCGCCGAAGCCGCCCCGGTAGACCCGTCTGGTCCCGGCAGCAGCGCGGCTCCCGTCGAGGTCACCGCCCCTGAGCATATCGACGAGGCCGCCACGCGTGTCGCGCAGCCGACCGACGCGCAGAAGGCGGCGGGCAATTACCGCAAGGCTCATGTCAACGTGCAGGGCCTCGACATCGCGATCGAGAATCCAGCTGGCTCCACGCGCAGCGGAGTGGATCCGGACGGCAAGCCGTGGTCCGTCGAGATGCCGGATCATTACGGCTATGTGAAGCGGACCGAGGGTGCCGACGGCGATGCGGTCGACGTCTATATCGGGCCAGAGCCGCAGGCCGCCACCGTGTTCGTCATCGACCAGCAGGACGCCGACACGAAGGGCTTCGACGAGCATAAGGCGATGCTCGGCTATCCGAGTGAGGCTGAAGCCCTGGCGGCCTATGATGCGGCGTTCTCCGATGGTCGCGGCCCGGAGCGCCGCGCGGCCGTCACGCCGATGTCGGTCGAACAGTTCAAGGGCTGGCTCAAGGGCGACACTTCGCGGCCGGCAGCCGAGGCCACGCCCGCCCCGGTCTCGAAGCAGGATGCGCTCAAGCAGAAGATGGCGGCCAAGCGCGAACAGGCGGCGGTTGACAAAACAGCCGAGATTTCGCCTCCGGTTGCCGAGTCTGACTTCGATCCCGCCCCGCTCGTGCCGCAGCTGCGGAGCTACGTCGCGGACACGAATAAGCCGCTGAGCGCCGAGGCGATCGGGAAGCACCTCAAGGTCGACGCGGAGCAGGCGCGCCGCGTCATGGCCTCGCTGGCGGCGCGCACCGATAGCGGGGTCGTGCTGTCGAAGGGCAAGCTCCGGCGCAAGGCACGCCGAACCGGGCCGGTTGACGCCCTGACCCTGATCGCCAGTTCGGGCGGCATAGCGGACACCGAGGGTCATGATCTGGCGAAGGGGCGCGGCCTTCAGCGCCTTGTGCCCGGCGCCGGCGCGCTGATCCGCCCCAGCGGCCGCAGCGTCGATCAGGTCGGCGAGATGCTTTGGGAGCAGGGCTATTTCGGCCCGCCATCTACGACGGAGCGCCCGGACACGGCGACGGTGCTGGATTTCATCGAGGCCGCCGCGGAAAAGAAGGCTTATAGCGTCGCCGATCAAGCGGAGGTCGACTCGCGCGCGGACGTCGCGGAGCGGGATCGCGCCGCGAACGAGCTGCGTTTCAGGATCGACGGCCAAGCGTCGGAGATGGGTTTCGATCTTACCGATGGCGAAATCGACGACATTGCCGACCTGGTCGAAAAAGGTCTCTCGATCGACGACGCAATTTATGAGAAGGTGAACCGTGACTTCGCCGACGCCACACAAGACGCAGCCATCGAGCTCGACGAGGACTTCTACGAAGGCCCGCTCGATACCAACGCGGGATCCGAAAACGCGCCTGGCGATGATGGCGCGGCTCCGGCTGATCCTGTCGGAGAAGGACGTGTCTCCGGAGACGAAGGCCAAGGCGCAGCGGACGCTCGAGCACCTTCAGATCCTGCACAAGCGGAAGTAGCGCAGGCCGACGATCTCGTCGGCGAACCCGTGCAGCCCCAGCGATCGATGACCCAGGCGCAGCGCGCGGACCTCGATGCGCGCCAGCAGCAGGGCATGGCCCGTCGAGGCGGTCAGGAGGCCATCTCGGATCAGGATGGCGGGCTATTCTCGGCGGAGCGCGATCAGACCGATATGTTCGCAGCCGCTCCGCCGGCCGCAACAGCCAAGCCGGGGAAGATCGACGACTTCGGTGAGAAACTGATCGGCGCTCGCAAGGATTATGCCGCCGAATATGCCGACCGCTTCGCCAAGGCGAAGGAGGCCGATATTTCGGCAGTTCCGCTGTCGCAATCCTGGCCTGAGCCGGATTACCAGAAGATGCTCGACGGCGGAGCCGATCCCTATGTCGTGGCCTCGGTGCGCGCTATGCGCGACGCCATCCCGTCGAAGCCGTCGCGTTCGTGGAAGTTAAACGGATGGACCAACGATGTCGCCGCCATCCGATCGATGGCGGAGCGCATGATATCCGGTGACGTCGATACCGAGCGCGTGAAGGTCGGCATCGAAGGGATTCGCGCGCTGCGCGATCTGCAGGGATCGATCGATCTCTATCTGGCTGCCGGCCATGACAAGAGCCTCAGAGGCATCCGCCTTACATCGTCGGCCTACTCGATGTTCGCCGGGGTCCGCTACGATCCCCCAAAGACCTTCTGGTCAGTCGAGAAGGCCGCCAAGGCCAGCGCTTACGGCAACTGGCCGAGCCAGATCGCGACGGGCGAGACCAAACAAGAGGCGATCGACGGATTCCTCGCCAAACTTAACAGCGGCGCGATCGAAGCGAAGAAGAAGCAGCCGAGTTTCGACATCTACAGCCGCGGCGCGGGCGACGCGAAGCGGTTCATCATCGGCAAGAAAGTCAACCGGACGGGACGCGGCACGCTGCACGTCGATCTCCAATCCTTCGGAACGCTGAAGGAGGCGCGCGCCTATCTCGCGGAGAACCGGGACAAACTGACAGAGCAGTTCGATGCGCTCAAGGAAGATCCGGCGGTCCGCAAGGCATCGAACAGCCCGCGCATTGGCGAGGATCATCGTGACGGCGCGGACGTGACGCCGGAGCGGTTCGCCGAGACGTTCGGCTTCCGAGGGGTCCAGTTCGGCAACTATGTCGAGGGCGGGCGCCGGCAGGAGGATTTGAACGAGGCGTATGACGGTCTGATGGACCTGGCTGGCGTGCTCGACATCCCGCCGAAGGCGATCTCGCTCGATGGGAAGCTGGGCCTGGCATTCGGCGCGCGGGGTCGCGGCGGCAAGAATCCGGCGGCGGCACATTACGAGCCCGGTAACGTCGTCATTAACCTGACCAAGCGGTCGGGAGCGGGCTCGCTCGCCCATGAATGGTGGCACGCGCTCGACAATTATTTCGGCGCCGGCTCGGTGTTCATGACGACCGGTCCGACGATAACGAGCGTCCGCCCAGAGATGGTCGAAGCCTTTCGTGGTGTCATGGCGGCGATCCGCCAGACATCTCTGAAGGAGCGATCCAAGGCCATGGATAAGCTGCGGACCAAGGAATATTGGTCGACCGACATTGAGATGTCGGCGCGCGCGTTCGAGTCCTTTGTCATCGCGAAGCTCGCCGACCAGTCCTTTTCCAATGACTATCTGGCTAACATCGTCAGCGAGCGGGCGTTCGGCGACGAGGCGCGATATCCATATCCGACCGCTGGCGAGATTCCCGTCATTCGCGAAGGCTTCGATCGATTGTTCGAGACAATCGAGAGCGAACAAACCGCCAGCGGGGTGAGGCTCTACAGCCGCTCCGAACCCTCATCCGAACCCGTTGCCCGGCTGTCCGGCAACGAGCTGGGCGTCCAGGTCAACAGCCGCGCCGACATGACCGCCTTGCGCGGTGCCGCGCGCGCGTGGTTCCGAAAGCATCTGCTGTCCTCCACCGTTACGACCGCCGACGGACGCGAGGTCCGTTTCAACGATCGCGGCATGAAGAAGATCGTCAGCAAGGGCCCGGATCTGATCCGAGCGCTGCCGGCCGTGCGCGCCATCGTCGAGAAGGGCGAGATCATCGAGACCCGCCCGGGCGATGGGCTCGGAACGCGGGCGATGCACCTCGTGGCGGCCGACGTTGAGATCGGCGGCGAGACGCGGCGCCTCGGCGTCTTCCTGCGCGAGACCCCGGAAGGTCACCTGCAATATGATCTGACGCTGGTGAAGAGTACCTCCGGAGGCAGGTCTACGACCCACGGCGATACAGAAGCCAAAGCTTCCTTCGCACACGACTTGGAAGCCGCCTCCGGAGGTGGTCTCAATTTAGTAGACCTCGGGCCCGATAACAAGGCCGGGGGTTTCCCGGAGGACGTAGCGGAAGCCCTGCGCACGCGGCTCAGGCAGGTCGGTCTGGCCGATCGCGTCGCGCTGAATTTCGTCGCCACGCTGGACGGTCCGGTCGGCCAGTATCACCGCAACGTCATCACGCTCGCTATGGACGGCATGACGCCCGGTGCCACCCTGGACCATGAGATCATTCACGCGCTGCGTCCGGCATTCAGGCCGGCGGAGTGGGCCGCGCTGACGCGGGCCACCGAGACGGATGGCGAGCTGATGGCGAGCGTTCGTCGGCGGTATCCCGGTCTCGATGTCGACGCGCAGCTCGAGGAGGGCGTCGCCGACCTCTTCGCGCGGATCGCGGGCGGCCAGGAGGCCCGCGGCTTCGTCCGGACGGCCTTCGATCGCGTGACGGAGCTGTTCAAGGCCATCGGGCAGGTGCTTCGAGGTCAGGGCTGGACGACCGTCGAGAGCGTCGTGCGCGCCATCGACCGTGGCGATATCGGCGCCCGGGGTATGACCCGCGAAACCGCGCGGCCGTTGGAGCAGGCGGCGTACCACGGTAGCCCGCACGACTTCGACCAGTTCAGCACTGAGAATATCGGCGATGGCGAGGGTCATCAGGCCTATGGCTGGGGCCTATATTTCGCCGGCAAGAAAGCTGTCGCGGAGCATTACCGGCGAATGCTGGCTGGCGCCCCAACCTATCTAACGGCCGACTATAAGGAATACTTTAGGCCCGGGCGCATCGTTGATGGCTATGGTGGCAAGGACAAGGTAATCGAGTTCCACCCAGGCGACGAGGGCATGCCATGGGACTGGTCGGTGACCGTCCAGCATGTACGTGACGATGCGAGTGATATCCCGGGCGAACGGCTGCGTCGTCATTCCACGCGCCCGAGCGATGCGCAAATGGAGAAGGTTCTTGGGCGAAAGCCAACCTTTGTTCCCGGCCGGCTTTATGAAGTCGATATTCCGAGCGACGACGAATACCTGCTTTGGGACCGGCCGCTTGGCGAGCAGAGTGAGAAGGTCCGCAACGCGCTCGGTACGGTTTATGAAGATGCGAACCCCGAGAGTGACGACTATGATGTGAACGAGCTCGGTCAATCGATCTACCACCGATTGATGGCGGACTTCGCGCGGCGACGCTCGTCGCTGGAATCAGAATATGGCGATATTGTTTGGGAGCGCGTGGACAAACTGGTCTCGCTCGCCCTCAACAAGGCCGGAATCGCAGGCATAAAATATCTTGATGGCAGCTCACGCGGCGATCGAGACGGAACGTACAATTATGTCGTGTTCGACGACAGCCGCGTCGCGGTCACCGCGAAATACAGCATTCCCGAACGCGGCGCCCCCGCCCCGCTCGGGCGCTCGATTAGCGAGCCCGACTTCTCCTTGCGCGAGCGCCTCCTCGATGCCGCGCGCGACCTGGTCGGCAACCAAGGCGGTCGCGAGGACGCCGCCGGCAGCGCGCTCGATCGGTTCCGCACCGCGTTCCAGGATCGCATGTTGCCCGTCCTGCGCGTCCAGCAAGCCGTCGAACAGATCCTCGGCCGCAAGTTGGCGGAGCGGGAGAACCCGTATCTCGGCGAGGAGCTGCTGAGCGGCAAAACGGGCGCCAGGGTCGAGCGGCTGTATTCTGATATGGTCGAGCCGCTGTTCGAGACGATGAGCGCCGCCGGCATCTCCGTCGCGCAGCTCGAGGATTATCTCTACGCCCGGCATGCACCGGAGCGGAACGCGCGGATCAGCGCGATCAACGAGAAGTTCGGCGAGGGTGAAGGCAGCGGCATGACCGATGCGGAGGCCGCCGCGATCATGGCGGAGGTCGAGCGGTCGCCACAGCGCGACGCGATCAAAGCATTGGCGGCGCGGGTCGACGATATCCTGCAGTTCAGCGTCGACACCCGGGTCGAGGCCGGGCTTTTGAGCCAAGCGGAGGCCGATGCGTGGCGCGCTCAGTACCAGCACTATGTCCCGCTCCGGGGTCGCGCCGAGCTGGACCCCGAATTCGGCCAGGTCGATCGGCCGACCAAGGGCGGTAGCGGGATCACGGTGCGCGGCAAGGAATCGAAGCGGGCGCTCGGCCGCGCGAGCCGCGCCGAGGACATCCTCGCTTACTCCGTGATGCAGGCCGAAGAGGCGATCATGCGCGCGGAGACCAACGCAGTCGGGCAGCAGTTCCTCGAGCTGGCCAAGGCCGCACCGGATCTCGCCTTCTGGACCGTCGACAAGGTATCGAAAAAGCCGGTTTGGAACAGCGCACGAGGCCAGGTCGAATATCGCAGCGAGAACCGTATCTCGGCCGACGACGCGCCCTACACGGTCAGCCTGAAGGTCGACGGCACCGAGCACCGGATCACGCTGAACCGCGACAACCCGGCGGCTGTGCGGGTCGCCGACGCGATGCGCAATCTCAGCGCGCAGCAGATGGCCCCGTTCGTCCGCTACCTCGGCGCCTTCACCCGGCTGTTCTCGGCGCTCAACACCCGCTGGTCGCCCGAATTCCTCGTCACCAACGCGTTCCGCGATATCCAGTCGGCGAGCGTCAATCTGGCTCAGCACGACGTCGACGGCCTGATCAGCGGCACGGTCCGCGACTGGCGAAAAGCGCTGATGGCGCCGACCGATGGCACGGGCGAGTGGGGCAAGTGGCGGCGCGAGTTTGAGCTCGCCGGCGGCAAGGTCTATTTTTCCGATCGGAGCGACTTGCGCAGCATCAAGGATCGGATCGACAAGCTGATGACCCGGCAGGACGGCGTCAGCCTGAAAAGCGGGTTCAACGCCTTCCTGGGCGCGATCGATGCCGTGAACGACCGGGTCGAGAACGCGGTGCGCCTCGCGGCCTATAAGAACGCTCGCGAGGGCGGCATGTCGAAAGCCGCGGCCGCCAGTGTCGCACGCAACGCTACGGTCAACTTCACTCGCCGGGGCAAGTTCGGGGCCGTGGCTAACAGCTTCTACGCGTTCTTCAATGCCTCGGTGCAGGGCAGTGCAACGCTCGCCATCGCCGCGGCCCGATCTCCGCGGGTCCGCCGCGCCTTGGTCGGGCTGGTCATGCTCGGCTTCGTCTCTGACATGCTGAACCGCTGGGGCAGCGATGACGATGACGACGGCGAGAGCTTCTGGTCGAAGGTGCCGGATTACGACAAGGAGAAGAACCTCTACCTGTTCGTGCCCGGATGGGGTGACGCAGCCATCAAGGTCCCGATGGGCCTCGGCCTCAATGCCTTTATCTCTGCGGGCCGGAACATCTCCGAGATCTTCCACGGCCGATCGGCAGCGGAGGCCGGCGGAGAGGCGGTGGCGACGGCCCTTGATGCCTTCAACCCCCTCGGCTCAGGCTCGCTGTTGACCAAGCTGCTGCCGACGGCGCTCGACCCCGTCGCGGAGCTCGCAACGAACCGCAACTTCGCCGACAAGCCGATCGCGCCGGAGCGCAGCCGGTTCGAGAAGGAGATCCCGGACAGCGAGAATTATTTCCCCTCGGTCAGTTCGACGTCGAAGGCGGTGGCGCGCGGCCTCAATGCGGCAACTGGCGGCGACGAGGTCGTCGCCGGCGGCATCAGCATCAGTCCGGAGGTGATGGACTATCTCGCGGCCTATTACACGGGCGGCGTCGGGCGTTTCGTCCAGGGCGCTGCCGGCATCGCGACGGCGCCCTTCGACCCGGACCGCGACCTTACCCTCGGCGACATCCCGTTCGCGCGGAAGGTCGTCAACGAGAAGCCGCGGTGGCTCGACAAGTCGCTGTTCTACGACCGGGTCAACCAGGTCGAGGCGACGGTGGAGAACGTCAAGGAATATGCCGATCGCGGACAGGCCCGCGCCGGTCGCGACTATGCCGGCGCGAATGCCGACGTGCTCGCGCTGCGCGGTCAGGCCAAGTCGGCGCGGAAGCGCATGCGCGATTTGCGCAAGGAGCGCGGTGCACTGGAATCCGCTCGCGATGAGAACCTGATCGACGCCATCGACTATCGGCAACGTAAGACCGCGATCGATGAGTCGGAGCGCGACGCGATCAGCCGGTTCAATACAGTCTGGAACGAGCGGGTCGCCAAACCCTAAGCCGCTCTCGCGCTATCCAACCTCACCAGAACCTGATCGGCAGGGACTTCGCGGCGCTGGATGCGCACGCCTATGTTCATGAAATGGTGGCCGTAGCGTTCGTCGAAGGACGCTTCGCCCCGCTCCACCGCCGCTTCATAGACGAGCTCCTGATCAAAGCGCCAAGGCGTCTTGGCCCGGCCCCAGACGACCAGGCGGTACTGCTTCACCATCCTCATTGTTCGCTCTGCTCTCCTGGTTCGGGCTCATCGACGCCCCAGCGACCGGGGTACCCCCCGTGTGAGACACCGGGCTGGTGCACGATATCGGGCTGGACGATGCGATAGCCGCTCACCTCGAGTTGCCTAACGAGCGTGTTGGCAATGCGGTCGGCAGCCTCGTCCCGGCGTCCCTCATGGACGCCCTCGATCGCTGCCCGGTCGCCCAGTTTGACGTGAGCCCGGAGCCAGACCGAGAGCGTCATGCGCAGGTCGTTAAACTCGATTCGCCTCATGAACGGATGAGAACATAATCAGAACAGATGAGTCAATGCGGCGCGTGGGCAGATGGCAGGATTCAGAAGTCGATCCCGCGCGACTCCATCTCGTTGGCGATCCGATCGAGTTCCGGAGCCTCAGCTTCGAATGAATTGTAGAGGTTGATCAGCTCGAGATCGGTCAACGCCGAAAGGTCAGGGAGTTCCATGGCAGCGCTCCGGAATGGGGGGGCATCCCCCAACGTTACGCGACGCGGCACGAGGCGATAGGTTCCGGAGCAACATCCGCCTCGAGCCGCCGCTTAGCAATCTCCGCATATTCCGGATTGAGCTCGATCAGCACGGCCGCCATGCCCATCTGCTCGGCGACCAGTCCAACGGTGCCGGCGCCGCCGAACGGGTCGAGCACCTTGCCGGGCACGCGATCGAAGGTCTCGCAGATCGGGCCGCACCCCTCGACTGCGCCGCAACAGCCGCAGACCGTAGGCGGCGTGCCGGCAGCGATGCAGCGACGGGCTAGCTCAGGCGGGAAGGTGGCGAAATGCGCCTCACGGAATGCCTTCGGTGCGATCGTCCAGACATTGCGGGCATTGCGGGTGTCGACGATCTCGGTGATCGCAGCGCTGAAGCTCGCATTGTTCTTGATGCCGCTGCCGTGAGCTGCGGTTTTGCGCTTGGTAATACGGTCACGCCCGCGGTCGCCCTGGCTCGGGTTGACCTTGTCCTGATGTCCCCAGCCAACGCCGGTGCCGCCGCGCCGCCCTTCGCGATGAACGCTGCCGTGAGCGCCGGCCTCGGTGTCCCAACCCGCAGGGACGGGCTTGCGCGATACGGGCACGCGATCGACGACTGTTCTTGAGTTCGGACCAGCGGCACGCGGCTTTGACCCGCCCGTCACCGGCTCCCGGATCGCCTCATGATTATAGAAATAATCCTCGCCCTTGGTCAGCAGCCAGATCTTCTCATGCGCTGACGTCGGCCGGTCATAGACCGATTCGGGCATCGGGTTCGGCTTGTGCCAGATGATCTCGGACCGGACGTACCAGCCATCGTCCTGCAGCGCGATGGCGAGGCGATTCGGGATCATGCATAGATCTTTGGGCTTGAGGAAACCGCCTGCCACAATTGCGCCGGGCGAAGTCACGCCGGCCGAGCGGCGATGGACATTGCCCCTCTCGCCGCGGTCGCCGTGGCGGTCGGGCTGATAGACCGGCCCGACCGTGGAGAACGGCTTATCTCGGAACGTGCGATCGTCGGTGCCATCCTCCTTATAGGCGGCAGCCGATTTCCCGTTCGGCGCCGCGGCGTAGCAGTCGCCATAGTTCAGCCAGAGCGTTCCGCCCGGCTTCAGCACGCGGCGGATCTCCCGGAAGACCCGAACCAGTACGTCGAGGTGCTCGCCGAGCGTCGGCTCGAGTCCGATCTGGCCGGCGACGCCGTAATCGCGCAGGCCCCAATAGGGCGGGCTAGTGACGACGCAATCGATCGAGTTCGTCGGTATCTTGGCCAGCATGTCGAAGACGTCGCCGATCAGGATGACGGTCCGACCCACCGTGATGACCGGCTCGTTCACCCCCTCCCCCAGCAGCTCATAAGCTTCGGCCGGCGGCGGATTGGCCGCGTCCTCGACGTCCCACATGCGTGCCTCGCCGATCGGGATGCCCGCGTGCTCGGCCGCTGCCTCGGTCGGCATGCCGTCGCGTCGGGCGCGGCGATATTTCCGGAGCTGTTGCGAGCCGCCGGTCATGCGCGCCAACTCCGCGCGAACTCGGCATCCGCGATGATCCGCTGCCGGATCGGCTTCCTCACCTCGTAGCCGCCACGCCGGTCGACCTCGATCGCTCCGCGCCGAACAGCATCCGCCCGCCGGGTCAGAGACAGGTCGTAGTGGGGGAAGCTGGTCGGCTGATACCATTCCCGGCGCATCCCGATCGCGGCGGCCATCGCGTGCAGCTCGTCGGCGGTGTCAGCGAACATATGGCACATGACCATGCGGCCGAAGCGGTTGCGCTCGGCGTCGACGTAGACGCTCATGCCGCAGCTCGCTCACGGCGGACCGCTTTTACTATGTTATGATCGGCGCCCTCAACGCCCGTCGTGTGGCATCGACAGCAGGGTTGGAAGCGTGATTGCCACCGGTCGCCCCAGCCAAGACGAAAGCGGAAGCCAGACCCGTCGCAGGTTCCACAGAGCTTCATCCCGACACCTCGAGCGCAGCGCGCGCGCGAAGGGCGGCGGCGCAAACGGCGAGGGGGACCGTCTTCGCGAAGCCAAAAGCGACCCCGCCGACCAGGTCGAACCCTGCGGCGGTCCTGACCCAGCATCGGCAGTTCACAAAGTCGATCGTGGGAAAAAGGTCGGGAGGCACTAGCGTAAGCGCCCCGTCGATCGACACCGTAAAAGCCTGAAGGGGTTTGACGTAGCCGTCGAGATCAGCCGACCCGAGACGCCTGTGGTAGACCTGCCCGGGCGCGGTTAACTTGTCGAACCGTGCCTGTCGTTCGCCTGGATAGACACTATCCCAGATAGCGCACTCAAGAGCATAGCTCGGCCCCTCCGCCTTCTCGCACCGCTCGGCGAGGTCGAGGAGCACGCTCATTGCTTGGTCGCTCCCATCATCAGCGCAGCGCACTCCATGCAAATCTTGGTCGGAGCTTTTGGCAGATGAGGACGATGGAAGATCGGATGCTGACAATGCGCGCATTCCGCCTCCACATTGTCGACGAACGGCGAGAACATGCCTTGGCGGCAGCAAACGGCGAACTCGCACTGCTCGGCTTCGGCGTCGCTAACGACCTTGATATTGAGGGGCTCAGCCATTGGACTGGTCCTCCTGCAGCACGCCGTTCGACTGCTTGGCGATCATAGGCTTGCGGTCGCCGCACTTCGGGCAGGTGGCGCGCGCGGCGACCTTGGCGAAGTCGGTGAGGTTCGCCGGATAGTAGGCGGCGATCCAACAGTGAGCGCAGGCCCGGCATTTGGCCCAGAAGCCGAGTGACCGGTCGGGGGCGAGCGCGGTCATGCGGCACCGCCTTGGGTCCTAGCGCGTCGCGTAACGGTGTACCGCTCGTGGCCGGCCTTGACCGTAGCCTCGCGGCAGGTGCGGCAGCGGCGGCCCTTCCCACCTTCCCGCACCAGCAGGTTCTCGCCTTCAAGCGGATGTCCATTTCGGCAGTGCGTTTGTCGAGCAGCCTGATGGCGGCCCTTACGCATTTTGTCCGCGGCAGTCTGCTTGGCCGTTCCGAGCCAGAGATGGCTCGGGTTGCAGCACGCGCGATTGTCGCAGTCGTGACAGACCTCAAGATGGGAAGGCGGGGTGAAGCCGTTCGCGAGGATGTAGGCCACGCGATGAGCGTTGGCCCACCGGCCTTCGAAGTTAAAATTCCCGTAGCCGCGCCGGTTGCGGGCCCCGGTCCATGGCCAGCATACCTCGCTTTCGCGGATATCCACCTTGGCGGCAAAGCCGGGGATCGTCGCAAAAGGATGCGGGACGTCGGGGATCATTTTGGGATCACGCACCGGCGCATTCCCCCGCTTTGTTCCGGGGTTTTCGACCGTGCAAAGCCCGTTTATATGCGATCCGGCGCGGTCCGCCACGCAATGGCATTGCGAAGGTCAGGGGTTCGATCCCCCTCGGCTCCACCATTTCCCCTAAGCCGCTGAAATTCCTAAAACGTCCTTTTCGCTCTCTTGGTGCGCTCGTGGGCCAAATTAATCGCTCGGGGATCATTCCGGGACGGATCTGCGTGTCGACAGCAAAAAAAAGGGCGGAGCTGCTCGCTCCGCCCCTGAGGAACAGTCCTATCTAGGCTCAGAACTTCACAGTCCCGGTCACACCGAAAGTCCGAGGCTCCTGCTGCGATCCGGCGACGAACCCGAGCGGAGCGACGAAGGTCGCATTAATGAACTTCTGCTCGTTGGTGATATTGCGGCCAAAGACCGCGATCTCATAATTATCGCCGATTTCGAGAGCGGCACGGGCGCCCAGCAACCCGATCGCGGGCGCCGTCGTTGCAGCGACGATGGCGCTGTTTTGCGGGTTCTGTGGGAACTGATACGGCCAGGTCGGCAAATCGCTGCGCCACGTATAGTCTATGTGCAGGTTGAACCGCACATCGCTGGTGAAGAGCGTCGTATAATCGGCGGCCAAGGCGAACTGCCTCTTCGGAACGTACTGGAAGCGCTCAAATCTGCGATCGCCCGTGAGATCGGCGAATTTGACGTACTTCGGATGGACGTAGGCGGCCGAGGCGCTTAGCCGCAGCCCCTCGGCGACCAGCGCCTGGACCTCGATTTCCCCGCCACGATATCTGGCCTTGCCCGCGTTGCTGATGATCGTGGCCGTACCCCCGACCGTCGACGGCGGAATGGGCGCGGTCGGAACCAGCGTGGTACGCTGGAGCCCCTTGACGTCAGAGGTGAACAGCGCGGCGTTGACCCTCAAGCGTCGATCGAGGAATTCACTCTTGACGCCGATTTCATGCGAGTAGGCGACTTCGGGGCCGAACGGGATGAACGAGACGATGGTCGCCGCCCGCAGATTCTGACCGCCAGAGCGGAAGCCCTTCGACGTCTTCACATAAAGGAGAATATCGTCGGTCGGCTTCCATTCCAGGCCGGCGGTGTAAGACCAGCCGCCAAACGAATCCCGCCGCCTCGTGGAACATTGCCGGGGCCCCACGATTTCGGCGCCGAGATTGATCGTCATCCCTGTAATCTGACAGGTGGTCACTCCGCTCGTGCGGTTATAGCCGTTGTTGCGCTGATCCAACCCCTTGTCGTCGACCGAATAGCGCAGGCCGCCGGTGGCGGAAACCGTGTCGGTGAAGTGGTATGTCGCCTGCGAATAGACGCCGATGCTGTCGTTATCGATCCTGCCTTGCTGGTGCTGACTGATAGGATTGAGCAGTGGCACGGTGATCGAAAGCGACTGGTCGTAGCCTTGCTCGTGGAATGCGAACGCGCCCGCCGCGAAATCCAGACGGTCGTCGAACGCCTTGCCCGTCGTCTGGACCTCGATCGACTTCTGGGTGAGGCGCTGCTTGAACGCAGATAGCGCAATTGGGAAAGACGAGCCGTCCAGGTCGGTCAACGCACTGGTACGAACGCGGCGATAACCAGAG